CTACTGTTGTAGCTTTAGGGATTTGCGTAGTTAATTTCATAAAACAAATTTTATGTAACAATCCTATTCTTAAGGCAACATTTAAAACCTTTTTAAATAGCCAGATTTTAGCAGCTAACGCCGAGATTGCTATCCTTGGCGCACAACTCAATCGCTTAGATATTTTAAATAAGTTTGCGCAGTTGGAAATTCAGACACTAGCAACTATTCAAGATAAGATTAAAGCTGATTTAAACGTTGTATTAGGACCCATGCAAGGATATGCTACATGTCCAACAATCACTCAGTTTATTGAACAAGCACAAAGTGGTGCAACACTTAAAGCATTGTCAGGGTTGCAGAATTTAATCTATACATATAACCGTAGAGCATATGTAGCAAATGCTATCGCTTCGAAGGTTAAAAGTTTACAAAATTTCGTAAACACCGCGCAATCCTTTTTAGAGTTGTTAGATCAAACGTGTGGATCGTAAGGAGATATAATGTCCGATTTACAGTTAGCCACTTTCAATTTTCCAGGCCAACCCCAATTTCCGCCTCAACAAGGTAACCCGACATTTTACTTTGGAGAGCAGACGAATGATTTACAAATTGGTCCTAATAATGATTTTACATTATTAAGTGATTTAGAGGAAACAACCCAAGATGTTCAAAAGATTCTACTTACAGAACAAGGTGCAAATCAACTATTTCCTTTATACGGAACAACGTTGCAATCTTTAGTCGGTGCAAGAGTCAATACAAACGTTATTAGTAGCACAGTACAACAACAGATTACACAAGCGCTTCAGATTCTTTATTTACTTACCCAGGATCGAAGTAACTTATCAGAAATTGTTCAGACATTGTATTCGTTAAAGACCACATTGCAGAGTGGAACAAATGTTGCTTCAACATTAACTGTTATTGCTGCTAATGGACAAGAGATTACCACCGGTATTAATATCGGTAACATCGTCTAAGGATATAATTATGGCTCTTCCAACATTCTCACAAATTGTTCAATCAATGATTTCATTCTTACAGGGCTCTCGTCCTAATGTTGCAACACAAACAGGGAGCGTTGTTAATGACGTTGTTATATCAACTGTTGCGAATCAGCTTTCGGCTCAGAATGGAACAGATGTTAGTGTATATTCTCAAATTCAATATGTTCAAAATCTTCAATCCTTTGTAGTTAATGCTGCAACCATCCTTCCTGCTGATTTAGATATTATTGCTACTAATTATGGAATGACACGTCTTCCAGGAACACAAGCTACAGGGAGTATTACATTACGAATTAGAAATTATACAACCTCAAGTCCGATTGTTACAATTACAGCCGGTACGACAGTTTCCACACTTTCAACATCAGCAGCACCAGCTGTTTCTTTTTCAACCACGTCCACGATTACCTTCTCTCCATCACTTGCTCCGTCGTATTACAATCCTGTTAGTGGATTTTACGAACAGAACGTAGGCATAATTTCTCAGACTATAGGAACAATTGGGAACGTTGCAGCTGCCACAATCACCTCCTTAGTTGGTCCTGGTCTTGGGATTGACGCTGTTACAAATACCACAGCGACAACAGGTGGTACAAATATTGAGAGTAATGTCGCGTTTGCAGCGCGCATTCAGATTAAACTTTCTGGGAACAATGTTGGAACACCCGATGGTATCATTTCATTGGTTAGTACAAATCCCAATGTTCAACAGGCGATTGTGGTTGGTCCCAATGATCCAGAAATGGAACGCGATCAGTTTGGTGGATCAGTAGACGTTTATATTCAGGGGCAGATCTTAACAACAGTAACTGATGCTCCATTATATTCTACAACTGGTTCGCAAGTGTTTATTCTCAATCATCAACCTGCGCTAACCGTTGGATCAATCACAGGAGTAGTTGCTGCACTCCCTTATACTTTTGTTGCTGGGACAGATTACCAAGTTGTTTTAAATCCTAATAGCTTGTTTGCACTAAGCACTGCAGCTGGAAGCTATGTTACATTTGACGCAAATACATTCTTTAATGTTGTCTCTGTAGTCGATGGATTAAACTTAGAAGTTGATACAACTACTGGAATGTCTATAAATAATACAATTCATCAGGGGATATTTTCAGCCACAATTACAACCGTTACGGACGCAACGCATATCGCTGTTACTAATACTGCAGGATTTGGTGTAGGGAATGCGTATTTTACAGGTCTTAAACCTGATAATAATACTCTTATTACAATTACATATACATATGATAGTTTGATTGAAACTCTTCAGGCTTTATTCAATGATGATTCAAATCATATTGCAGCCTCAGATATATTAGTGCGGGAAGCAATTCAAGCTTTAATGAATGTTACAGCGTCAATAGCTATTCTTCCAGGATATGTTCCAGCAACTGTTATTTCAGCTGTTCAAACAAACTTAACAATCTATTTAAATTCTCTTGGGTTAGGTGCTGTTATTGACTTGAGTGATTTAGTTGTTGTAATTGAAGCAACTCCAGGTGTTGATGCTATTGCGTTGGATACATTAGTTATGCAAGCTGTTAAAGGATTGATTATTTTAAGCGCTCCACCAGGTCAAAGAATTTCAGTAGGCAAAAATGCGTATCCTGTTGCTAACTCACTTGTTATTACAGTTTAAGAGGATTTAATATGATTAATTACACAACGAAAGTCAATGAACGTTTAGTCGGATTACCAATAGCCGCTGAAAGCCATACTCTTGGAGTAATTGGAGTAGCAACATTAGCTCCCGGTTTAATTCGGTTAATCGAGGTTCCTCAGGCACCTGCTCCACTTTCTACCGTTTCTATTCCAGGATATACGGAAATTATAGGTGGTTCACCTACCTCTTCTCAGTTCATTGTTAACTATACAACAGGTATCGTAACATTTAACACATCACAGGATGGATTGCCTGTGTTAGTTACATATATTGGATTGGGTTCAGAAATAGCTGCTGAAGATGTTAATGATCTTCAAACACCAGTTGGAATAGCTTTAAACTTAAACGGGTCTTTATCTAATGGTATTGTGCGTCCTGCTGCAATTAGCGCAATTAGTTCAGATGACTTTATATTTCCGCGCGATGTTCAGTTAGGGCGTAATCTATTAGCTCTCTCGTTAATTTCAGGTTCTATAAATCCTGCAAGTGTTGGTGTTGTTCGTCTTTCAAATACAAATAGTGTGGTGTGGCGTAATTTCATTAACACTGCTGACTTATTACTAGCAGTTAACGCATCTAACTTACTAACCTTTAACGGGAATGCAATTCAAAGCAGTGTGTTAACTTCAGCTAATATCTTTGTTGGAAATGTTTCTAATGTTGCCACAGATGTAGCAATGTCTGGCGATATTGCTATAACTAACACAGGACTTACTACAATTCAAGCTGCTGCTGTTACAGGTTCTAAGATTGCTTCATTAGCTGTAACTGGTGCTAAGATTGCTTCTGCTACAATCACAAATACCAATTTAGCTTCTGGTGTCTTTGCTGCTATTATAGGACTTGGAACACAATCGCAAAGCCTAAATATGGGAAGTAATTTAATTAGCAATGTCACAGATCCAGTTAGTGCCCAAGATGCTGCTACTAAATTCTATGTTGATACAACTTCAGTCGTTACTCCTGGTGGGGCAAATACAAACGTACAATTTAATAATAGTGGTTCGTTTGATGGAAATGCTAATTTTGTGTGGGATGATATTAATCATGAGTTAATTGTAACACATCCTACAGATGGGGTAGGAATGCGGTTAAGTTCTCTTGCTAACACAGGAGAGTATCTTTCTTTCGCAACTACTGATAACGCATCTGTTTGTTCTGTCGGGGTTGGAAATGCGTTTCCTGCACCAGATGGGCACAATGTTTTAGAATTGCGCGCGCCAAATCAAATTCAATTATTTCCTGGTGCGTTTCTTTGGTCTTTCCCGAGTACTGGTGGATTGATTGGACCAAATAGTAGTATTACATATACGTTATCTTCAAGTACTCTAACACTCGCTGCAAATTCCGCAGGTAATGAGGGTACGTTAAGTTTTAAGGGCGATGCAGCAAATGATAATGTTTCTCTTATAAGCTTTTTAGATTCTACTGGTGTAATTGAGTTTGCAGACATATATGCAGATAATCAAGCAGGTGTGCAATCACTTTCTATAACTGTTGATAGTGGAAATAACATTTGGCGGTTTGATGAAACTGGATTGTTAACTACTCCTGGTTCTGTTGGAGTAAATGGATCAGCTGTAGCGTCAGCAGTGTTACAAGCAGATTCAACTACTAAGGGGTTCTTACCTCCTAGAATGACAACCGTTCAGAGAGATGCTATTGGAGCACCTGCTACTGGTTTAATGGTCTATAATATCACAACGAATCAATGGGAAGGTTGGAATGGTACTCTTTGGGCCATCCTCGGATAACGGTAAATAATTATGGTATTTTACGGGTCTGGAATATTTTATGGGAATGGTGCCAAGTACGCTGGAACAGCGTCATCAGCTGCCCAAAGTATTCCAGTTGACTTACGTTTTTACAGAACAAATCAAGATGGGATTTATGTATTTTGGTGGGGATTTGATCCTGCATTTATAACCCCAACGCTTGCATTTACTAATTTTGATCTTCAATTAGATACAGAGGTTACGTTTGCATCCCCAAATTTAGTTACATATACAACGGCCACAGCCATTACATATCAGAATGGGAATGTTCGTAAAGGTTTTGCAGTTCCTGTAGCAGCTAGAATTGATAGTTTGCCACAAATTTGGTATGCACGCGTGCGTACTCATACGATTTCGTTTACGTCTGCTTGGTCTCAGATATTACCATGGACCATTCCGCCTCGAGTTCAAACTGCATACGCTGTTTCATTAATGGAATCCTTACCAGATTATCATGTATATGGTAAAGGAGATCTTCTTTTACCTGTTAATCAACGCGACTCAAATCTATATGTAGTTGAAGACATGTATGGGTATGAACTTGATATTGTGTATTATACTAATTTTCTTACTCAGACCAATAATTATATTGATTTAGCATTAGATGAAGTTTTGTACTCTATTTATGGTGTTCAGTTTAATTTTATTAAGCCTGAAAATATGCAGTATGTAGATTACCGTTGGATTTTGATGAATTTATATTTAGCCTCGTTAGTAGGGAGTACAAATGAAGCTATTATATTAACGGTTCAAAGTTACACAGGGATACCCCCAACTCTATTAAATATCAGAGATTTAAATGATTTCTTTTTAAATACTGTATTAGATGCTCCAATTACACCTGGTTCTCCACAAAGTACGTTTAATACAGTTTACTCATATATTGAATCAACATTTCGATTACAAAATATTACAACGGGTTTATATGTTCCGCTAAGCGCGTATTCAGTGAATGGGGTTCTTGGAACATGGACAATGAATGTTCCAACAACAAATACCCTTCAAGCCATTTATAATACAGGTACTATTAATGATCCGTTCCCAATTGTATTTGATGCATTAGCTGGTTCAACGACTTTAGCCGGTACAGTTACTTTCACAAATAATAGCACAGCTATTGTCGGAGTTGGAACTTTATTTTCAACTCAGTTAGCGTTAGGGCAGCAAATTACTAATTCTGAGGGTATTTATTTAGGAACTGTTGGACAAATTGTAGATGATACAAACTTAGTATTAGTTAATGTTTGGGCGGGTGTTACACAAATAAGTGCAGTTCGCAGGTTACTGTATTCTGATCTTCAACTCCCGCCACCAGTTCTTTGGGATAGTTCTACGCTCAAAGCAGGATTGCTTGTTATCATTTATAACCCGTTAAATATTAACATTGAGTGGTTAAAATTATTAGTGATGTTACTCTTACCAGCCGAAGTTAAGGTGTATTTCCGAGTAGTTCAATAAAAAGGTTCGATTAAAGGAGAAGTATATGGCATCAACAATTTTTGGAAACGGCGCACGCATAATTAAACAAGTTTTTGATTGGATGCAATTTGGTGAAGTAATCCAAACACAGAACCTAATAGTTGATACTTTCTCCGCTGGTATTAATAATGCCACAATAGCAGGCGAAGGTTTCCTAATTATTCCTGGGAATAACAACACTGCGTTAACACCTTCTATTAATGTAACAACTGGTGGGATTGCATATGATCCTTCTAGCGCACGCATCTATATTACTTCTAGTGATATTGCACTATATAATGCTGGAAATATTAATACTACCACAAATGATGGATTAGGTAATTTCATATTGACTCCGCAGAGCACTGGTGTAGTTAACGTTCCGTTAACGCAGCTTTCTCAAAATTATCTTTGGATCAATTACTTAGCTACTATCGACACCACTGCTTTTACATTAAATCAATTGACTAACGCAAAGATGTTCTATAAACAAACAGATGGATACAATATTCAAGTTACTACCGTAAACGTTCCACCCAATGCAAATTCCATCTTCTTAGCTGTAATCAACTTAACAGGTGGTGGCGCAGTTGGTTTAGCTAATATCTCACAAGTCGGGCGTGTGTACTATCGTATCCTTCCTAAGGTTGTTCCTATTACAACCCCTTTAGCGAACCTATCTGATCGTACTCTTTTTTATAATCCTGCTTCAACATATAACTTAGACGCCCATATTAAAGCAGTTGGTACAGGAACAGGTATTAGTCCAACAAATCCGCATAACACATCGTTGTCAGATTTGGGTGTATCTGTATTTGATACTGTTAATGCGCATAGACAATTAGAACACGGCAATGCAATTATAGCAGGAACAGTTGGTGATTCATATCCCACAACCTCTGCGATGGCCACAAGTATTGCTATTGTGAATCCCGGGAGTGATTATATTATTGTTCGTCAGCTAACATCTGTTCAATATATAATTGTTAATGGATCAGCATATAATGTAACTGCTGTGTTTGGTGTTATTCCTGTTGACGCAAATGTTACTTTTCCTGCATCTTCTGGGACGTATAATGTTTATTGGGATTCTGTCACTAAGGCGTTTGCTGTAACTACTGCTAGTATCGCGACTGATGTTACTAAGTTTTGGCTATGCACGGTTACATATACTTTCGTAGGGCTGGGGCCAACTGATCATAATGCCTTGTCAAACTTGATTGAACGCCGTCGGATTGGTAGCACCGTTGAAAAATATCAACGTTGGGCTACAACAGCTCGTCCTCCAGTGCCATTACCAGGCGAGTACGGATTTAACATAGATATCAATGCTCCAGAGTGGTTTGACGGATCAGGCTGGCAATCTTTAACGGTTCCAACTGGCTGTATGTTAGATTTTGGTGGATCTATTCCCCCAGTAGGATTTTTACAGTGTAACGGTACTGCTGTTAGTAGAACAACCTACTCAAATTTATTTGCAGTTGTTGGAACTACATTTGGTGTTGGAGATGGGAGTACAACATTTAATATTCCTGATAAACGCCGCCGTGTAGCCGTTGGTTCAGGTGGAACAGGAACAGGTGTATTAGGAAATACTGTTGGCAACGTTGGTGGATCAGAAACAATTATCCTCACCACAGCGCAAATGCCTGCTCATAATCATCCTGCATCGTCGTCGTCATCTGTTTCTGATCCAACTCACAATCATAACAATTCAGGTACTGGTTCACCTGGTACTGTTGGTAGTGGCACTGCAACTATCGCAGGCGCATTCGGCGGAAACTTTCTTGCAGCTGGTCTCGCTGCTGTTATGAATCCTGCACTTACTGGTATATCCGTTTCAACTAGTACAACAACATCGAATACTGGCGGTGGTAGTGCACATGATAATATCCAGCCTTCACTTGTTCTCACGTCAATTATTAAATACTAAAGGAAAATATTATGACTGATTCTATTACCAGTTGCATAGTTTATAAACGATCAAACGATGAAATCCATCATTACGATATTACATTTGCATTTGAAATTCCAGACTCTGCAAGCCAATATTCCGTTATCGCAATAACAGATTCAGATCTTACAAATCCTACAGATCTTGATGAGGTTAAAACGCTTGCATGTAGTCGAGCAGCAGTTCTTAAAGCACTCTATGCTACCAGCACAGCAGTTCAAGAGCTAATTGGCCCTGTTGAATTATAATAGAGGAGGAATAATTATGGATTGGTTATCGCTTATTAATAAGGTTCTTGAATTGTTCAAGACTAAAAAAGTAGAGTCAAAACTTCCTAATGTTCCTGTTGTTCTCTCGTATTATGGTACAACCCTTAAATTGGTTCGCAAAACTGATAATGAATGGTGCACACAGGGTGAGCTCACTATAAATGATGTATTTATCTGTTTTACGATTGAGCTCCCAAAGATCAGTAATAATGGGGCTAAGGTTCGTGTAGCAGCTGGTACATATACTATGTCTATGTACCAAGGTTCAAAATGGCCTTATAAAGTACCTTTGTTAGATACAACTTCGATTGGACGAACATATATAGAGATTCATCCAAGCAACTTTGCTATCAGACCCTCTGACGGTAAAGTATTTTTGGAGGGTTGCATCGCTCCTGGCCTTACTCAAGGCGAGGATTACGTAAATAGTTCTAAGCTTGCTCTGGATCTAATTTTAACAAAGATTGATTGGACCAAGCCTGTTAGAATTATCATCTTCGACCTGTAAACTTACCTACTTAAAAATAAAAGTTGACTTTCGTATAAACCCCATGTATAATGATTACATGGACCGATGTTTTATTTGCATAAATAAGCCTAATCACAAATTCAACGAATGCAAGAGCGCTAGTTGTGAGTGTGCATGCGTTTACGAGATTTACGATCGACCACGGAATGAGTTGGTTGATGATGTGCTTGACGCAAATCCTAAATTTTTAAAGATTCCTAATGTTGAGATTAAGAAATTACCTGACTTGGCTAAGTTGATATCTCGATTCAATAAAATCAAGAAAAGCGAATGGGTGCCAAAGACCAAAGATAAGCGCTTTACTAGCAAGCGCAAAACATATGAGTATCATAACGCTTAAAACAAGCGAACAAATAGATCTTATTACTAAAGCTGCGACGATCACTTCTGATTGTCTCAGTTTTTTAAGTTTACAGGTGAAACCGGGTGCGACAAGCAAACAATTAGATATGCTTGCTAATGATTTTATTATGGCGCGTGGTGGAACAGCGGCTTGTAAAGGTTATCAAGATTTTCCAGCAGCAATATGTATTTCTGTAAATTCACAGGCTGTACATTGCATTCCAGATGATACTCCTTTTAAAGAAGGCGATGTAGTAAAATTAGATCTAGTTGTAGATTATAAGGGATGGAAAGCTGATTCAGCCTTAACTGTTCTAATTCCACCAGTGAAACCAGAGATACAGAAGCTTGTCCAGAACACATACCAAGCCATGATAAATGGTATTAGACAGTGTGTAGAAGGAAATACAGTGCAAGACATCAGCAAGGCAATTTATGCCACTAGAGGTGATTGTGGGGTGATTCGTGAATTCACTGGACACGGTATAGGTAAAGAGATTCATGAGGCTCCTCAAATTCGCAACTATGTTAATGATAATCAATCTACTCCTGTTTTAGTTGCGGGAATGGTACTTTGTATTGAACCTATTTTCTGTATTGGAGATCCTGCCATATACCATAAAAAGGGTGAATGGAACACCTGGATGTTTTCAGGAAATTCTGCTGCTCATTTTGAGCATAGTATCCTTATTAATCCATTTCCCCAACACCCAACAATTTTAACTTTAAGAAAGAATGAAGTGATTTAATGGCTAATTATACAAACAGATTTGGAAACACGGCCATTGCACAGTTACTTATATAATTAGGCCTAATGGCCTATGTACATTCTTACTTATTTACGTTATAATAACTCTATGCGACAATATGTATTTTCAATTACGCTTGTGTTATCTTTGTTGACAAGTGGATGTGCTTTGAGTACAGGTATTCGTTTTGGAGATGATGGTTCAGTGAGCAAACCACAAGTTCATGGATCAGTTAATGTATCAGGTACGCATGGTTATTAGCATAGAAACAAACCCTACGAGGCTTAACTTAAAAGCGAGGAAACACTAAAATGAAAAAGCTAGTATTGACAGTCATCGCTCTAATCCTTGGGTCTATTTCTCAGGTGCGAGCAAATAATGTTACAGATACACTCTCACCTGGACAGTCACCTGTTATTGGTTCAATTCTTTACTATAAAGCAGGTGGTGGGAATAGTAAGGGAACGTGGGCACTTCCTTCCTCAATTCCTGGCTTGACAGGAGCAACAGGAGCAACAGGAGCACAGGGACTTCAAGGAATTGCAGGTATAAATGGAACTAACGGTGTTGACGGCGTTAATGGAACTAACGGTGTTGACGGCGTTAATGGAACTAACGGTGTTGACGGCGTTAATGGAACTAACGGTGTTGACGGCGTTAATGGAACTAACGGAACTAACGGATTAACTGGTGTGCAGGGAATTCAAGGTGGCAAAGGTGATCAGGGCGTTGCAGGGGTAACAGGCGTGAATGGTGCTCAGGGTTCTAAAGGAGACAAAGGAGACAAAGGAGACAAAGGAGACAAAGGAGACACTGGCTTAGTTGGTGCAATTCACGCTAATGATGGAGTTAACGGAACAGCTTCAAACGTTGATACTCTAGATGTCAAAGGTGATGGAGTTGTTGTTTCTCAGGCTACTAACGTTGGATCGCTTGACTTGAGCAATCTTAATACAAATCAGACCAAAGTAAACACAACAAACGTCACAAACTTGAATAATGATGTTACTAATATCAATGATAAGTCATTTAATACCACTAATAACAGTAGTCTTCAGTCCCAGATCAATAACGTCAATCAAGGTGTTACGAATAATACGACTCAGATCAATAGCTTGAATCAGAGTGTGACTAACCTTAATAGCCAAGCTGCAGATGCAAACCATCGTATCTCTCGGTTGGAAGAAACAAAGTATCTTCTTGAACCTACAATTCGTATCTTTGATACGAAGCATTTTCAAGGTCAGATCTTTGATTCGTATGATGTTCGTCGAGGTCGAAACTTTGCCATCGGTGCTCGCATTATGTTGAAACTTGGTAAATCATACGAAGAAAAGCTGATCGCAAATGCAAATCGAGACACAGCGGCATTATTGGCTGCTAACGTTGGTGATACTATCGTGGAACGGAAGGCTATTCTAGCTCAGTTGAAGCTGGATAAGCAGTTGATTGCAGATCAAGTCGCCTTGCTGGAAATTGCTCGTAAGCAGTTGCTTGCGCAGGAAGCTCGGTTGACGACACTAGAGGCGTTCAACCACTCAGATGTTACTATTCAACTGGGAGGACGCTAACATGTCAAACGTGAATAAGTCAAAAACCACTGCCTTTGGCAGTGGTGTTGCCTTGGGGCTTCTGTTGGCTGGTGGAACGTTCCTTGGCTTTCAAGATAAGCTCACCCCGCTCCCTGTCGTTGAGACAGTGACGGTAGAGAGGGTTGTGGTTAAAGAAGTCCGTGTGGATAGGTCCGTTATTGAACCTAAGCTCTATCGTGCGTCTCAGCTTGACGCAGAGGGTAATGTTGTAGCGACATGGGAAGTGGTCAAGTGTGCATTTCGTGTCGTCGGTGCAACACTGACGGATAAGGCGGGAAACACCTTTGCTGTGGCTGGTAACATCCGCATTGAATCAATCAAGTAGCACAGGTGGGATGTTAGAAGGAGAGACTCATTACGAAAACATCTACAGAAAGATTCTTTCTATAAAAAATATTAGGCCCTTAGACCTATGTACATTCTTATCTACTCCTGGTATAATATAGTATGACCAAATCAAAGGAGACACCTAATATGAATCGACACTTTTTGAAGTGTACTTATTGTGAACGGCCAATGTCAGTGAATGTTAGTGACGCATCTGAACTTAAGATCATCTTAGCTCAAGCATGTCCGTTGTGTGGTGAAAAAGCACTTAAGTATATGGGGCGTGTTCAACAGACTAACCTTGTTAGGACGGGCGTTAAAGCCGCGTGTGATCTTCGATGCACCAATGCAGTCGGTCCTAAATGTGATTGCATGTGTTCTCATCTCAATCATGGTACTCATCGTTTGGTTACGTTTGATAAGGTTGTCGGTCGGCTGGAAGTGGTTGAAAAAGATCTCCTTAATAATAACGAGAGTTATCTCGCTCGTATTAAGCGCATGGCTGACGCGAAAAATCGTATTAAGGTGAAAGTTATTACATTCTTGACATATAGATATCGTGCTGCGATTGATGCTAAAAACAATACAAATCATGGATATATAGCTGACAATACATTGTACTACGAATACCATGATTATCGTAATTTCTTGCAGAAGATTGACAAGACTGAAGATCTTTTAAGCATTCAGCGCAAGGTTACACTGTTTGCCAAGATGATTCCTCAACTTGGCTCAACACTTGATTATCTTGAAGCATTGAGTGCCGCAAAGGAAGCGAAAGAAGCGGTTGCTGCTTGAACAAAATTGTAGAAATTAAATTCGGTAGCTATTTATATGGGACAAACACCCCGAATAGCGATCTAGACTTTAAGGGTATCTACTTGCCTACAGCGCGAGAGATTTGCCTTGAAAAGGTCGCTAGGAATGTCAGCACGTCTCGTCCAAAACGCGAGTATGAGAAGAACACAAAGGATGATATAGATTCTGAGGTTTTTAGTCTCAAGGAGTATCTACGTCTTCTTTGTGATGGTCAGACCGTCGCCTTAGATATGTTATTTTCACCAGATTCCTTTCAAATCTTTAAGGGTGACGAGTACCATTTGTTTCAAACGATCTATAAGAATAAGGATCGATTAATCTCTAAAGGTATCCTAAGCTTCATTGGGTATGCACGCAAGCAAGCCTCGAAGTACGGAATTAAAGGTTCGCGTGTTCGGGCTGTTAAAGAGATCATTGATTTCTTGACATTGCATGAGAGCACTGCGTTAATTAGCGAGTTAGATGATAAGATTGCTATTTCAGGACTCTTGTCAAATGAATTTATTAAGTACGTGGTTGACGTTGACAATAATGGCACAAATATTATCTACTTCGAAGTATGCGGCCGTAAATTTCAGCAGACAAATAATGTGGCGTATATACTTGGGGTTTTAACTAAGATTTATAACGGGTATGGACAACGAGCACGTCAGGCTGAAGAAAATGATGGTATTGATTGGAAGGCACTTTCTCATGCTGTTCGAGTTAATTATGAAGGACAAGAATTACTACGAACAGGCTTTATTAAATTCCCGTGCACAAATAAACAATTGCTTTTAGACATAAAGAACGGTATAATTCCTTACAAGGAAGTTGAAACGGTTATTGAACAGGGGTTGATAGATTTAGAAGCGGCCCAAGCAAATTCAATACTTCGTGATGAACCTGATTTAAAGTGGCGAGATGATTTTGTATACGATGTTTATTCAAGCATAGTTAAAGGAAAATAATAGCCACCCTAGCTCAATTGGCAGAGCAATCCCTTTGTAAGGGATAGGTTAAGAGTTCGACTCTCTTGGGTGGCTGTGATTTTCTTGTAGACTCATTTGGCTCTTAGCACAATGGTAGTGCAGCAAGCTTATACCTTGCAAGTCCCAGATCGGGGCGAGATGTAGGTTCGATTCCTACAGAGCCAAATGAATTTATGAATGAGTTTACTTTACAAAAGGTCAATCCTATTCATCCATGTATCTGTGGGCATTTAATTAATGCTCATGGTGAGGAAGATTCTGGCTATAGACTACAGTGGAATGCTGATACTGAAACTGACACGGAGGTTCAACAACAACCTCGTCCGATTTGTTACTCATGCGAATATGACTGTTGTTTTATAGAGATGAATAATTTAGAATACGTGGAATGGAAAAGTGATCTATCAAATAAATGTTCATAATGTAAAGAGCCAGATCGATCCTAAATTGCCAGAGCATGTGCTCTCGGCGATTCGATCTAAGCTATCAGCTGAAATGCCTGGAGCCTTCTTTGCTCGACAGTGCAACCCATACGCTGGTACAAAGTATTTCTTTACTCCGAAGACTCAGGTGTTTCCTACCGGAATGATTCATTATGTTCGAGACATCATGGACAAGTTTAATGTTGAATGGGAGATCATAGATCATCGTCCTGAGGTTACATTAGGTACACCATTACCCCTCCATGGTATTACACTCCGTGATTATCAGAATGAAGCTGTAGATTTAGCCATTCAGAAACAACGCGGTATCCTGAGAGCTGGAACTGGCGCTGGAAAGTCCTCAATGCTTTCAGCTATCATTGCTCGAACTAACGTTAAGACATTAATCTTGATCCACAAGCAAGATATCTTTTATCAGCTAATCAATACATTCGAACGCATCCTTAAAATACCCATCGGTAGGCTTGGGGATGGAGAATGTCAATTTGAGCATGTGACAGTGGCCATGATTCAAACCGTAGCACATGTATTTGATCCTAAAGTAAAGGTATTAGCCAAGGAGAATAAGATCCTAGCCGAAAAGGCTGATGTTATTAAACAATTCCTTAACAGAGTTCAGTGTGTGCTTATTGACGAGGCGCACCATATCGCAGCTGATACATTTTGGGCTGTTATGCAGAACATGCCTAACGCAACCTATCGTATTGGTGTTACCGCCACAGCATTCCGTGAAGATGGCATGGATATTATGCTTGAGGGTGCATTGGCTCAGAAGTTTATTGATATCTCATCTTCAGATTTGATAGATCGAGGATATTTAGTTCCGCCTACAATTTATTTATATCCATTTCAACATCAGCGTCGCAAAAAGGATGACACATATGGCTTGGTCTACAGTGAAGAGATCGTTGGACACCATGATAGGAACCATCTTATTTGTCAGCTTGCTATTAAAGCTAAAGCTGCAGGGAAAGCGGTTTTAATTGCAGTGACACAGATTGAGCACGGGGAAATCCTCGAAACCATGCTTCAGGCTACTGATAAATCTGCTATCTTCGTAAATGGTCAATCCAAGTCAGAGGTACGAAAACAAATTTTAGAAGACCTTGGGAAGGGCGTAATTAAGATCGTTGTGGCAACCAACATCTATTCTGAAGGTGTAGACATGCCAGCTTTGTCGGTTCTGATCAATGCAGCCGGTGCAGCTTCTGGAATACACTCTCTGCAGCTTCTAGGGCGCATTCTACGCACTTTTCCAGGTAAAACCAAGGCATGGGTCGTTGACCTGCAGGATAATGGCAAATTCCTAAATAATCATTCTAGAGAACGGGTTAACATCTATCAAACTGAGCCTAAATATCAGCTTGTTCCAGTGGCCACCGTGAATGATGTTAAGTTTTGTTAATTAGCCCCGGGGGTTGACAAGAGCTCAAAAATCTGTTAGAATATAGTACGAAATCATTTAAAGAGTTGGATATTTGGATTAAAGATAATCCTCAGATAGATGCAGCTGGTCGTATTTATTTAATGAGTCGTTATGATGCACTAATAAGTACATTTGGACAAAAGAAAGCTGATTGGATTATGCGTAATTTAGAAGTGAAATCATGGACTTGTAAAGGAGCAGTTTAATGAGTAATAAATGTTTCCAATGTCTTCGTGATGGTCATACGTTTAAGAATTGCTCAGATTCTTCCTGTATGTGTGCATGTGTTCAGGAATTGCGATCATTTCCTAAGAATGAGCACCCAGATAAAGTATCGTTACATTTTCTCAATATTAAAAATGAAGAGGTTGCCGGTTTGCCTTATCCGTACAAGCAGATCAGTAGATTCATGAAGATTCGTGTAAAAGAGCAGATTATTGGACGTGTAGCCCGTCGGACGAAAGAAATCATCGCGTAATTCGGAGGCTTAATGTTTATAATTGTTGACGGGGCTGATAAGACGGGGAAATCGACGTTATGTAGCGCTATTGTTGAAGAGTTTGGTTCTAAATATTTTCATTTTGGTAAACCTAAAAAGTATCCTGCAACAGAGTATGCAGAGTATGCTTTGTCAATGAATGAGAACATGGTGTTAGATAGATTCTATCTCGGCGAGCTTGTGTATGGCCCGTTGTTTCGTGGCAAGGCTGGACTTACACCTCTTGAGTTTGCTACCATTGAACGCATCTTGCGTCTGAAACAAGCCATTTTTGTTCAAACAACAACCAATGCAACACTCGCCAACAAGCGCCTGTTGGCTAGCGTACAAGACGAGATGGTTAATAAAGAACAGAATGTTAAGGCTGTTCAAGCATTTAAGGGTTTGTTTGGAAAATCAAAAGTGTCCCATATCATTCAGTATGATGGCTCTACTCGTGAGAATCTTGCTGTGGTTTTAAGTCAGCTTGAATCTCTGCAAAACGGCGTTGAACGGAATCAAGCTGAGATTAAGAACGTGTGCACTGGGATCGGCACGCCCGTTGGCCAGAAGATCGTTTTCGTGGGCGAAGCTGTCAACCATAATGTTACATGGATGAATCTTCCGTTTGACAAGGGCTTTTCTTCTCAATTCTTGCTCGATTCCTTTCAAGCAGCACGAGTGCCTGAGGAACAGATCTATCTCTGTAATGCAGATAAAATTACTTCTAAAGAAGTTGAATTCTTATCACGTGAGAAAACGACATTCGTCTCACTTGGCAAGAAGGCAGATGAAAAGCTTAACTTCTTAGATGTTCCACATTATGCTTTGGCTCATCCGCAATATGTTAAGCGGTTCTTGTGGAATAAAAAAGATGAATATGTTACTGAGTTGAAACTGATTGTTAAGGAGGCGTCAAAATGAACCCTCTTTATTATACCTTAGACAGAACGTATAGCGATATATCTAGCGCTTACCTCGGAACGTTAGAGGATGTGTATCTGAATCCAGATTATCGAACAGCTCCACGTGGTTTGCCTATCCAGGAAAAGATCGATTATATGTTTCATATTACTAACCCAACTAGTGATCCAATTGTTACAAAGGATCTTGAGCGCAATGTGATTATCGCTGATTATACAGCCAAAGAGGTTGCTCTATATGATTCAGGAACTAATCGAGTAGAAGACTTTGAAAAGGCCAGCAAATTCTGGCGCCAGATCGCGAATGCAGATGGTACAATCAACTCAGCTTACGGATTCCTAATTTGGTGTAATAAATCCCTTGGAAATGGAACGATGACACCTTGGGATTGGGCGAAGCAGTCTTTGATCTCGGATAAAGATACTCGTCAAGCAATTCTACGTTTTTCCCTGCCTGAGCATTCAGTATTTGGTGTAAAGGATTTTCCGTGCACTCTGTTTGGAAATTTCCTTATTAGGGAAAACAAATTGCACCTCACGATTGTCATGCGCAGCAATGATCTTTGGTTAGGGTTAACATACGATTTACCATGGTTCGTTGGGTTAATTGATCAAATGGTTGACGAGCTTAAGGTAACGTATCCAGATCTTCAAAAAGGATCTTATACACATGTAGCGCATTCTGCACATATTTATGATCGCGATGTGACAAAGATTGAGAAGGCGTTAGGTTATTTTGTACTGGGAGATTCACATGGACGATAGACTTGCTGAGATCGTAGCAAAACAACGAGAAATTGTGGATAAATGGATGGATCTTAAGACGATGACAGTAGAACAGAAAGAAGCCAAATTAGCAGAGTTTATGCTTGCCATAATTGCAGAAGTTGGCGAAGTACTGAATGGGGAGAAAGGTGGAGAGGATACAGACTCTAAAAGCAAAGGGATTGGAAGTATAAGATGGAAAAGTTGGAAAAAAACTCAAACTCCGCCCGATTTTGACTATGTATCAACTGAGCTTATTGACATTTTTCACTTTGTGCTAGAATGTCTTATTATTACAGGAAATGATGCAGATACTATTTTTGCTCGATACATGGGAAAAAATAAAATCAACCAAGATAGATATAAATCTGGTTATTAACAAGGCACTATAATGACCCAAAAAATAAAAATTTGTGCAATTAGTGATACTCATAACCAACATTCTGGCGTGGAGATTCCAGAATGCGATATTTTGGTACACGCGGGTGATTTTTCCTACAGTGGGCATGCACTTGACATCGTAGCACTTGATAATTGGTTTGGAAAACTTAAGGCAAGTGGGACTGTTAAAAAGATCGTAGTTATAGCTGGAAATCATGATTGGCTTTGTGAGACTAACCCAAGCCTTGCAGCTTCCTTATTCAAGAACAGTATCTATTTAAACGAGCAACCAGCGAAGGTTATGGGGTTGAAGTTTTTCGGCTCGCCAATTCAGCCGGTGTTTTGTAATTGGGCATTCAATAGAAAACGCGGTGCTGAGATTGCTCGGCATTGGGCTAAGATTCCTGATGATACACAGGTTTTGATCACTCATGGTCCGCCGTTTGATATCCTTGATAAGGTTTGGAGCCAGCCATACAATTCTGTCACCGGACCTGATCCGTTGGGGTGCCATGATTTACGCATGAGAATTGACCAATTAGAGCACTTAAAATTGCACATTTTTGGTCATATTCATGACTCAAATGGCATTTATATCGACCAGTCGACAGGAAAGAAGTTCGTAAATGCTGCCATTTGCAGCGAAGAATATAAGCCGATTCAGAAGGTGCATGTACTCGAAATTTAAATAGGGCCTTTCGACCTATATACATTCTTATCTACTTCTGGTATAATAAATATATGATCTACATAAACGATAATCGATGTGAATGCAGTCACAGGAAATCTGAGCATATTCTCATTAAAGGGGTTTCTGGTCCTTGTTCCTTAAATCAAAAAGCCTGCGATTGTTGGGCTTACAAATATCACTACCAATTGCACGATAATCAGATTGCTATTGAAATCGTACACAATAATAATGGGGGCTACTTTATATGAACAAATTTCTTCGCAATTTGAATGGCGTAAAAAACCCAGTTAGTGACACAATGCATACCGATATTATTGCTTGCGTTGAAAAACGTTTAGGTTCGGTTCTTATTACTGAGAAAGTGCAACTGAGACAGAATCTATCTCATAATGGCATGGTTTTCCTTGATGACGTTACAGACCAAAATGTTTATGCTGCAGCATTTAAAGATGCTGTTACTATTCTTAAAATCAGCAAGCTAACAGCTTAATTATGAAAAAATTAATGCTCCTATCAATGGTATTTGGATTGATCACACCATGTACGGCTGAATCGTATCAAGACTTGCTCAGTGAGATGAATAGAGATACAGCCACACATTTACGAGCAAAAATTCTTAAATTGCCCAAAAAGTCTACTGTTGAAGTTACATTAAAGAGCGGGAAGGTAATTCGTGGAACGCTTAAGAACTTTGTGAAATATGATGACGGATTTTGGATTATGCCATTGGATAAGAGTGGTTGGTTTGCTGATGAAGCGTATGATCTTTACGAATTACTTGATGTTAGACTCATTGTTTTAAGGCCTGTGTGAAAGATATACTCCTGACTCTCATAATTGGGATTAGTATAATAGTTGTAGCAGGTGGTTTGATGTATGTGGAAGTTGATAGAGTTATGACATTTGTAACTCATCTAAATTATATTTATATGATAGACAGTTGGCTTCAATAAGATGACGCAACAAGGGTT